GGCAATATCACGGACACGAATTTTACCGCGACGACAAACTTGTCGGGCCACGTCATATTCTTCATTTAATAGGTTTTAAAGTAAATCTATGAGCATCATAACCAGTTTATCGAGCACTACAACTGCCCTGAGCATCATTCAGGATGCGTTTGAGCTACTCAAGGTCTATGCGCCTGGAGTGACGATTGTTGCGGCTGATAGCGCTCGTGCATTGCAACGCATGAATGACATGATAGACGGCTGGTCTAATGACGAATGGACTTGTTATGCCAATATCGAGCAGTCTTTTACGCTTCAGCCGGGGAAAAACTCCTACACCATCGGGAATTTGACGGGAGCCGATATTGTTGCAACAAGACCACTGGCCATTGCAACGGGGGAGGGTTCCGCGTATCTTCTGGACCAAAACAATAATCGCTATCCGATCAATGTGATCGAGCAGGACAAGTGGAACCTGATAGGACTGCTGACAACACAATCCCAATTGCCGGATACGCTTTTTTACGATCCGCAATTCCCATTGGCAAAGATCAACGTATTTCCGACTCCATCAAGTGCATTGCAAGTTTTCTTCGACTCTCGCCTGCAATTGGTTGATCTTAATTCGTTGAGTTCACCATTCAGTTTGCCGCCAGGTTATCGCATTGCTGTTGTCAACAATCTTGCCGTCAATCTGTGGCCGTATTACAAGCAAGGAGATCCAACTCAGATTCTCATTGGTTTGGCTCTGGATTCGCTGGCCAAGGTCAAGCGCACCAATACCAAGATCAGTCCGAGTACGTATGATAGTGCGGTCGTATCGCGGGCAACTTCGACCTATAACATCTATAGTGACGGCGGCTCGCGCGGAGGACCTAGGTAATGCCTCAATCGCCGATTTTTGACAGCTTCTTACAAGATCGCAGTCGCGGAGGTATGGCGGATCAATGCGTAAATCTGTATTGCGAAAAGATCGACGGCCCGAATAGCCCTCCTATCGGTGCAATGTACGGCACGCCTGGATATACCGCGCCACTTGCAATTGTTGACGACGGACCGATCCGTGGGTTCTTCACATCGAACAATGGTCTGCTTTATACGGTGAGCGGGAATGGTCTTTATTCTGTCAATGTCAATTATTTGGCAACACGATTGGGGACCATCGCAAGCAATGCCGGTCCAGTAAGCATGATAGAAAGCCCAACGCAGATTCTTGTCGTTGATGGCATAGGGGGATGGGTTTGGAATTTTGTCGCACATACTTTCACGCAGGTCATACCAAATAGCACTACGGATGATACCGGACCTAACGTCGCGGTATATCAAGATGGATTCGGGATAGTCAATTCAGCCGGATCAAATCAGATTTACCAGTCAAACTATAACGACCTGTCAACATTTGCTACATTGAACGGTGGCGGTCTTGGATCAACTGCAAACAATGCTTTTGTGCAAGGGAATCCTCAGAATGTCGTAACAATGTATGACTTCAAACGTGAAGTCTGGATCTTCAAACAGAAGGCGGTTGAAGTCTGGATCAATCAGGGGACCGCCGGATTTTCGTTCGCGCAATTGCAAGGCGTCTATATTCCTGTCGGATGTATTGCGGCGGCATCGGTATCTCGTCTAGGTGAAAGCCTTATCTGGCTGGGTTCTGATGATCAGGGTGGTAGCATGGTCTACGAGTCGTCTGGTTATCAGGCAAAGCCTATATTGACGACCGCATTAGCTTCACAAATACAGAATTTCCCGGTTCAGTCGGATGCTATCGGGAATGTTTATCAAACAGACGGTCATTATGTTTATGTCCTGACATTCCCAAGTCAAAATGTTAGTTTTGGATATGATGCAGTTACGGGTAAATGGCATCAACGCGCATCGTTTTCTAATGGTGCTATGAATCGTGAATTGGGTAATTGTTACGGATTTTTTAATGACCAGAATCTCGTCGGTGATTTCGTCAATGGGAATATCTACGCATTAAGCGATACAGCATTTACTGATAATGGCGCGCCACGCAAATGGGTGAGGTCATGGTCGGCATTCCCTTATGGCGCTGAAATGGTTCCCATGTCGTTTGATCAGCTACAAATATTGATGGAAACTGGCGTTAATGTACCGAGTGGATCTAATCCGCAAATCACGCTTCGATGGAGCGATGATGGCGGTTATACGTGGACGGATGGCGTGTTCATGTCTGCCGGTAAAATCGGACAAACCGCATGGAGGGTTATCCAGAATAGACTCGGATCGACAAAAATTGGAACTGGATTAGATCGAGTGTTTGAAATATCTGGAGTTGATCCAATTCGCATTTCTATCACAGGGGCAAGTTGGCAAGGTGGCCCATCATGACATCCGTCTCATCGATCATCAATTCTCCCTTCGTAGGGAAAGATGGAAAACTGACACGAGAAGGATATTATTTTCTTCTCGGGTTGAATAATGCGACCGGTGGAGGTTCTACTACTCCTGTAAATTCTTCGGTTGCAGACGTGCAATTGTTGGAAGAGATCAACGATGCGCTTGAAGATGTTGGATTCGCATTGTCAGATGATTTAAATTCAACGAACATTCAGGTATTTTTTCAGGATGATCAAGTGGCACAAAGAACCGCAGCAGTTGGCAATAGTGATAGCGTATTGACTTGGTTGAGTGCTTAACATGGCATTCCAGAACATCACTCCCGTCAAGCTAGGAACCGGTGCTATAGCGGCAGGACTGACCACGCTTTACACTACTCCGGCGAACACGCGAACCTTTGTCAAGGATCTGGACATCTCCAACAATAATACGACGACGACCGCAGCAAGCGTATATCTCGTTCCCAATGGCGGGGTGGCTGACTTGACCAATATCTTGATACCTGGAATCAGTGTACCGGGAAAATCCATTCTCCAATGGACGGGTTCGCAAATTATGAATGCGGGCGATACGATTCAAACATCCGCCAGCGCAACGGGAATGACGATTATAGCATCTGGCGGTGAGGCGGTATGACGATAAAAATCATTCCAACGCCGCCTGTCGCGGTCAGGCCATACGACATTCAGATTGACAAGTATCAGCGCATCAATCCGATTGGAACGATGATGGTAGACATGCCGACACGGGAGGTGGGAGGCGGTTTTGCAGCGGCTGGATTTGATTCTGTGGCATTGACCGCTGCGAATGTGGGGGCGGGATCTGGGGTTGCTGTAGCCAATAGTATCGGCACGCTTACTAGTGGAACGGCAAATAATGGATATGCCACACTAAACACAAATGCGATTGCTCGTTTCCAATTCACCACGGCAAATTTAATGCGAGGTAATTTTAGATTGCCGGCATTGGGTGGAGCAAATACCACTAGATCATGGGGCGCATTCAATTTCGGAACGAAACCAGCAATTCAGGACGGATACTATTTTTCTTATGATGGATCAACTAGTACCCTCTCTTTAAATACTTCGTCTGGCGGCGCCGTTTCCAATACAGTATCCAGCGGATCATTTAACGGAGAAGTATCGAGCTACACATTCGACACCAACGTGCATACATGCGAAATAATTTATCAAGTGCCGAATGTTTGGTTTTTTATTGACAGCGTTCTTTTGCACAAATTCCGAGCTACAACAGCGCCCTTGGTTGGTAATATCCACGTCGGATTGTCTGGAGTAGTGAAAAATTCGGCAATTGGTACGGTAAGCGTACAATTAGAAGCATGGGCCGCAAATCTGTCAAAAATGTCCGCAACAGAACCGGGTCCGCAGTTTTTTCACATAAACACAATTTCAACCAATGTGATTAAGCTCGGACCAGGAACCATGCAGAGAATGTGCATTAATACTCCCGGCACGGCATCAAATGCAATTACTATTTACGATAATACTGCTGGATCGGGTAAGGTTATCGCGTCATTTGTAGCAAGCGCGCAGTCCTCCGCAGTAGAATTTGATTATAATGTTCCATTTTTTACGGGTTTAACGGTAGTAAGTGCTACTGGAACATCGGCTGATGTTACAATTGTCTATGATTAATTTGGACAGATCATGACCGTCATCATAAAAAAAATAGTCCCTGCCACATCATTAACCACGATTATTACTGGTTACGGTGTAGTAGTACCGAATGGCGTCAATCAGGTCGTAAAACGTGCGGTATTTTCAAATACCGGAACTGTACCGAGACAGATAACAGTGAATGCGGTTCCGGCTGGAGGTTCCGCTACGGTCGCAAACCAGATTATCAATGCGAGGACGCTACAGGCTGGCGAGACATACGTATCTCCCGAATTGGCGGGGTATGAACTACTCCCCGGGGATCAATTGTTTATGAGTGCTAGCGCAAATGTAGACGTTAACGTCACAATAAACGGGATACAGGTGTCATGAAGTATTTTCAGCAGATTGCTTCAGGTATTGACGTTATTCCCTTGTCTTTGGCATTGGCTAGACAGCCTGAATTGTGGAATGCCCACAATGAACGAAAAGAATATGAACTATCTGCGCATATCGGAACGTCGGATATTTGGGTTAGGTATAACGACCGTAAAAATTTAGATCAAGGCTACGAAAAATATACGTCCGAGCATGATTCTGTTTGGCTCTCGGCGTATCAGAAATTGCCGCAGTTAAGGTCGATCGTTTTTGGATTGATGGCGCGATGCGAGGCTACCAGATTAGGCGGCGTGCTGATTACGAAGATACCTGCCGGTGGTCACGTTCTACCGCATGCGGATACTGGATGGCATCCGAATTATTACGAGACAAAGATTTACGTGCCGATTTTGACTAATCCTAAAGTGGTTAATCGGGTTATGGAAGAGAAAGTGATTATGTCAGTAGGTGATGCATGGTATTTCAATAATACGGTCGAGCATGAAGTAACAAACGATGGCAATAGTGATCGTGTTACTTTGATTGTGTGCATGAAATGCGAGGGATAATATGCCTACAGGAATGATGCCATTGGCTGCTGTGATGTTTGCAGAACAATTAAAAAATCCAAAGATCGAAATTGATCTTAACATCAAACATCACTTTTCGGATGGTGTCTACGCGAAACAGATGATTTTGCCAAAAGGGCATTATGCTATCAGCCATAAGCATAATTATGAACATTTGAGCATCTTGGCGTCGGGCGTAGCATTGGTTGAGGTTGATGGAAAAGGAACGATCTACACGGCGCCGACTTGCATCAACATCAAAGCAGATTCTCATCATAAAATTACCGCGATAGAAGATGTGGATTGGTTTTGTATTCACAAAACAAATGAAACAGACATTGAAAAGATCGACAAAGTTTTGATTGAGGAGAACTGAAATGCCTTGGGGCGTAGCGGCGGCAGTAGTTGGAAGTGCGGTAGCTGCGGATTCGTCACGTAGCGCTGCGAATAAGCAAGAGGATGCTGCGAATAAGGCATCTGCTCAACAGCAGCAGATGTTCTCCCAAACGCAGCAGAACGTTGCGCCGTGGCTCACTGCTGGACAAGGTGCATTGTCTCAACTGGTAGCCGGTACGCAACCTGGTGGCGCATTGACGCAAAAGGAATACACACCATTTACTCAGCAGCAGTTCCAGCAAGATCCAGGATATCAATTCCAGCTTCAGCAGGGACTTAACACGCTGACAAACAAAGCATCATTGGGCGGCGGCCTCAACAGCAACAATTTGAAAGGATTGCTCGGATTCTCACAGGGATTGGCAAATCAGGATTACCAGCAAGCACTCGGCAACTACATCCAGCAGTACGGTATCGGAAACCAAGCAAGACAGCAGAATTTCAATAATCTTGAGGTGTTGTCGCAAGGTGGACTTGGTGCTGGCTTGCAGCAAGGACAAATCAGCGCAGGCGTAGGCAATCAGATCGGCTCGAACATCATCGGCGCGGGGAATGCGCAAGCAGCAGGACAGGTCGGTCAGACGAACGCAATCACGGGCGGGCTGTCCAACGCGTACAATCAATATTTGCAAAGTCAATTTCTTGGTCAAGGGCAAGCTCCGTCTGGTGGATTTGGATTAGGCAGCGCCGGTCAAGGGCTGGGTGATTACAATGTTCCTGGATATGGCGGCGGAGGAGTTTAATGGCGACTATTGACGCAACAATCCCTCTATCGGTGAATCTCCCCCGATTCAATACGCCATTGGAGGCGCAAGCGCAAGCAGCCTCATTGCGTGACCAGATCGCACAGACACAACTACGTCAACAGCAAGTGCAGCAAGGCGTACAGACACTCAGGGATCAGCAGGAATTGTCGCGCGCGTGGTCAGATCGGTCGAATATCAATCCCGAAACAGGATTACTTGACCCCACAAAGGTGCAACAGCAATTCTCGAATCCTGCCATCTATCAAAAAGTTGTTCAGATGAACACGGATGCGCTGTACAACAAGCAGAAAGCTGAACGAGAAAAGACGCTCGCCACATCGGAAACATACAAAGCTCAAGAGGCAGCGGCGCATGACTTGCGCGAAGAAGGTATTTCCGCTTATCAGGACCAGCTTGATAAGACGCCAAATAACCGGCAACTTGCCGTTGATGCATTTAACAAATCGATCAGGGAAGGCGCGGACAAGCTTAACGCAAGCGGAATCATGGGCAAGGGATGGGCACCGCCTCCCGATCTGACGCCGGAATTGGCCATCAAACGTTCGATGACGTACAAAGAACGTCTGGCACAACAGGAAAAAGAGAAATCGGATGCACTTGCTGTTCGAAGAGAGCAAGAAACAGAGCGCTATCATCGCGTAGAGTCGGCACAAGCAGCCGCGAGGGAGAATCGGCTTATTTCTGTTCTTGCTGCAAAGAATGTTCCAACAATTCCAAAAGGAGACGAAAAACTGAGTGGCGAAGAATTCCTAGCAACATTAAGTCCTTCTGATGCTAATGCCGCAAGAGGCATTGGAGAGGGGCGTCAGACATTCGCAGACCTAGGGTTACGCGGTAAGGCTCGTGAGCGCATGGATGCTCTTGTGAATCAAGCCTATCCTAAATACGATTCTGGCGATGTTCGAGTTAATCGAGCCATTGAGCTAGATTTTGCCAAAGGAAAGCCGGCTCAATCGTTGCAATCCATCAACGCAGTGACCGAGCATCTAGGAACTTACCGGAAGTTGGCTAATGCGCTTGATAATGGCGACATCCAACTGTACAACAAATACAAAGGGGCATTTGAAAAGGCCACTGGAAAGACTTTGCCAAATGATATTGAGGCCGCAGCACCTATCATCGGCAGCGAGATTGTCAAAGCGATTATACCGGGCGGCGGCGGTGTTGGTGAGCGCGAAGCAGCGGAGAAAAAATGGCTTCTTGCAGTATCCAAAAAACAGGCGAACTCCCAAATTGACAATGTATATCTTCCATTAATGCAAGGTCAAGTTAAAGGATTGACGAAGCGCTACGAGGCAAGCGGCAAGAAGGATTTCAATTCTCGATTCCTGACACCGGAAGCGATCAAATCATTGAAAATTGGCGAAGAAGAGAAAACTTCAGCAGCTAAAGCGGGCGGCGCATTGCCGACCGCAACGAATCCGCAGACTGGCGAAAAATTGGTATTTAAGGATGGATCATGGCAACCGATCAAGTAACGCCACCTCCGCCACCGGGATTTACCATTGATCCAGCGCAGTCGTTGCCGTCTGGGTTCGTCATGGATGCGGGCACGCCATCCTCTAAAGCTCCAACTCCAGAGCAAGTAACATCCAGCAAAGCCGCATCATTCAAGCAGGGGCTATTTGACCCTGTTGCGGGCGCTTCTCAATTGTTGGCTCATGTTCAGCCAGAACGACTCACGCAAGCAGAGCTAGAATTGTCTAACTGGATGTCCAAGCACGGCATAGGAAAAGGTGTCAACGTCACATCTGCAGAAGGAAAGACATTGACCGGATCGAAAGCTATCGATCAACTTATCCAGAATGAAGATGCTTCAATTGAGCAAAAAAGGCAAGAAGCCGGCCGTGCAGGTGGTGCGGACTGGTATCGATTGGCGGGCAATGTTGCCAGCCCTGTAAATTTGATTCCAGCCGCAGGAATAGCAGGGAAAGCCGCTAGCACCGGGAGGTTGGCGTCATTGGGAGGCCGTGCGGCCTTGGGCGCAACGCAAGGCGCTGTAGCTGGTGCAACGGCCCCTGTAACCTCTGGGGACTTCGCCGCCGAAAAGGAAAAGCAGATTGCAGCGGGCGCGGCAACTGGGGGGCTATTGCCCGCGCTGACTGGTGCAGCGGCAAGAATTATCAAGCCCATCGGAAACGAAGTAGTAAAAAAACTGACTGATGCCGGTATATCGCTTACACCCGGTCAGATCCTCGGTGGATGGTGGCAACGGGCGGAGGATGCAGCGACAAGCCTGCCATTGGTCGGTGATGCCATTAAGGGTGCTCAGCGTCGCGGGATTATGACGTTCAACCAATCGGCAATCAACGATTCCCTGGAATCCATTGGCGACAAGTTGCCTAAAGGCTTGGTCGGCAATGAGGCGCTAACTTATGCCAGAAAATCGCTTGGTGACGCCTACGATTCATTATTGCCAAAACTGAAGGGCGATCTTCATGCGGGACCGCCAGCCAACGCATTGCCGGGACCTAGAGTTTCCGCTATTCCCAAGCCAACGTTTAATGACGAATTAAACACTATTAGGCAGATGGGAGCTAATCTTCCATCGCAGCAACGAAAAGACTTGAACCGCATCATCGATAAAGAGGTAATCGGAAAATTCACATCGGCGGGAAAAGCATCTGGAGATACCCTGAAACAGATCCAGGAAACGCTGAACAAAGAGGCGAATAACTTTGCCACTGGCGGACCTTACGAGCGAACGTTATCAGGCGGAATCAAGGAAGTCGGATCGGCGCTGCGTCGCATGATCAACGACGTCAATCCAAATCATGCCGATGAATTGGGAAAAATTAACGCAGGATATGCCAGTTTTAAACGTGCGCAACGTGCAGGATCTAGCGTAGCAGCGCAAGATGGTGTATTTACTCCTGCGCAATACCATAATGCGGTTAAGGCATTGGATAAAACCAAAGACAAACGGGCATTCTCAGAAGGTACTGCACTGGGACAGGATTTGTCGGCAGCGGCAAAGTCGCGTCTGTCGCAAACCGTCCCTGATTCAGGTACGCCATTGCGTCAATTAGTGACGGGAGCGGGTGGGGTGGCCACTGGATCGGCTTTAGGTGGAATACCTGGTGTTGCGGCGGCATTAGCGGCACCAGCATTATATAGTGCACCAGGAACCAATCTAGCGCGTCTTATGCTTACGACTCGCCCACAAGGAGCGCAGCAGCTTTCCAACCTTGTACGCGGCAGCAGTCCAGCATTGACCGCTGGGGCAGTACCTCTTGCACAGCTTATGCAGGGCACGCAAGATTAACGACCAGAATAAAACGCCAAGAGCTAATGCGATGGCTCGCAGGATATTATCGGAAATCATAGAGGAAATATAAGGTGCGATTGTTCATTTTGGATGCTGACAGGTGTGGGTTAGATTTGGCACTTCGCAGTATTGCGCAAGGTCATGATGTGCGCTTATTTCGCCCGCCTGGACTTATGGTCCGAGACGGTGACGGATTCCCCGGTCTTAAAATCACATCCGACCTGAAAGAATCCATGAAATGGGCCAAAGATGGTTTGATTACCATGACTGCCAATTGCAAATATCTGGATGAGGTAGACCGCTGGCGATCGTTTGGTTACCCGGTATTCGGTCCGACTAAGGCATCGGCAAAACTTGAAATTGACCGTGCTTTGGGAATGGAAGTAATGAAGCAGCACGGTATGAATATACCTGATTATGACACGTTTAACTCTCTGAAAGAAGCGTTAGATTATGCTTGGAGTTCGACCGAGGCATGCGTGTTTAAGACTCTCGGGAGTGAAGAAGATAAGAGCCTGACATTCGTTCCCAAAGATCCTGCGCAATTGGTCGGATGGCTGCAAAAAAAGATCGACAGCGGAATGAAGTTAAAAGGTCCATGCATGTTGCAGAAGAAAATAGACATGGTGGCCGAAGTCGGTATTGCCGGGTTTATGGGTTCGCATGGGTTCCTTGAGGATAAATGGGAAATATCGTTCGAATTCAAAAAGTTAATGCCGGGCGACTACGGATGCGCCACCGGGGAACAAGGAACCGTTATTCAGTTGGTAAAAAAGTCGAAATTGGCAGAAATTTTGAAGAGTTTTGAGGCGCATCTGCGTGCGATCGGACATACGGGTGACGTCGCCATTAATGGTGCCATTGATACCAAAGCTGAATATTGGCCATTTGAATTTACGGTTAGAAGCGGCTGGCCTGACGATTTTATAAGGCGGTCACTCCACAATGGAAATGACGAGCCTCAATGGATGAAAGACGCACTAGACGGTAAGGATACGTTGAAGGTATCCAATGATGTTGCTATTGGAGTTGTGGTGGCGCAGCGCCCGTATCCGTATTCTGACGGAATTCCAAGTGAGGTAGAAGGGAATCCCATTTATGGGGTCGATAACGTGGCCGATCACATCCATTTCGCACAGGTAATGATGGGCAAGGGGCCAGTATGGGACGGTAAGAAAACGGTAGAGGAAAAATTGCCGATGACAACCGGGCCTTACGTATTGGTGGCGACTGGCCACGGTAAAACTGTAACAGATGCTCAAAAATCGGTTTATGAGGTAATTGACAATATTTCATTGTCGGACATGATCGTAAGAAACGATATTGGCGACAAATTAGAACATCAATTACCGAAGTTACATGATTTAGGTTTTGATGAAATGCCACAATGGGAGTAATATAGCCACAATTTACTGCCGGGATGGCAGCAATTGTCCTACAGCGCCGAAGAGCCAAAGGAAATCATGAGATATCTCGTTCTAATTCTGTGTTTCGTGTCGTCGCTCGCATTTTCACAGGTTGCGAATACGACCTATCAACCACTTCCGTTGGCAACTCAAACAGCGACAACGGTCAATTCCCCCGTACAGAACAATTTCAATTATCGTGGCGGCCACTTCATCATTAACGTGGTGACGGCAACCAGCGGTAACTATACGCCTCACATCCAAGCGCAAGATCCAATTAGTGGTATTTGGTATGACATCCTTGTGGGATCTGCCATCAGCACTGTAGGAACGACTGTATTGAAAGTCTATCCTGGTATCGGCGCTTCCGCAAACGCATCTGCATCTGACATTTTACCATTAACATGGCGCGTCCAACTTATCGGGGCATCTACCCCAAGCATGGTTATTTCTGTGAGCGCCTATTTGGAACTATAGGCCATGAAAAAAATACTCATATTGATTTTTATTCTTCCGGCATTGGCATTTGCCGGGAATAATTTCAATATTCTTGATAGTGTGTCATCCACTATTGCAGGTGGATCGATAAATAGCACTGCAATCGGTGCGACTACTCCATCGACCGGGGCATTTACTACCTTATCAGCCACAACGGCGTTGCCTATAACCAGCGGTGGCACTGGATCAACGACAGCATCCTCCGCATTGACAGCGATGGGAGGATCTGGTTTGGTCTCTCCATCATTTACGACGCCCAATATTGGCGCGGCTACAGGAACGTCATTAGCTACAACCGGCGGCATTTCCGCAACGACTCTAACTCATTCGCAACAAGAGGTAGACACAAGTTATACGTTCAACGCCCCAACGACGGGTCAAACAGTCACCCTATCATCGGGAACGGGAAACGCCATCATTGCGCCATCCGGGACCTTGGCCTCATTGACAATAGTGTTACCGGGATGCACATCCGGATATGACGGGTCTATCGCTCGATTTTCCAGTTCGCAACTTATCACCGCATTAACTGTTAATTCTACTAGCGGATCAGTAGCAGATGGGGCGACTACGCTGGCTCTAGGCGGTGGGAATGGGTATATTTGTCGTGGCAGTACGACTACTTGGTATCGAATGTATTGATCATAGCATCTGTTTGATTGATATTAGAGAGAAAATAAATGACAGTATCACAATCGCCGTTTCTAAAATTCAGAGGGTTCGACAATAACGGCAATCCTTTGTCAGGCGGACTGCTTTTCACCTACGCAGCGGGGACGGCAAGCAAATTATCTTCCTTCACTGATTCTACTGGAGTTACTCCGAATACTAACCCCATCATTCTCGATGCAAGGGGCGAGTGCGATTTATTCCTGACATCAAACCTGCTTTACAAATTTGTTCTATCTCCCTCAACAGACACCGATCCTCCCACCAATGCGTTTTGGACAGAGGATAATGTCGCGCCCATCGGTGGATCTATATCTTCGGCCAATGTTAATTTCGATGGAGTTAGCCTCGTTACCCAATTTTTATCTCGAGTGAACCGCGTAGTTGACTCGGTATCTGCGCTTCGATCCATCAGCAAATTAACCTATACCAGAGTATTTGTTAGCGGATATTATGCCGCAGGCGATGGCGGCGGCGGAATTTATTCGTTCAATCCGTCCGATGTAACAAGCACCGATAACGGCGGTAATGTAATCGTCGCATCGGATGGCGGTCGGTGGTTCTTATCAAATTCTGGATCAATATCAGTAAAACAGTTTGGCGCAAAAGGAGATGGCGCTACTGATGATTCTGCATCAATATTGGCGGCGGTAATAAATTTTGAGGATGTGACCGTACCAAAAAGTGCGAATTCCTACTTAGTATCTTCGACAGTTACTTTGCCGAACAGAAAAACTAAGCTATCGGGCGATGGAACTCTAACAAGCACTTTGACTCTTGCTAACGGCATATTCACCCAAACCAATAGGGGAATATTGACCATTATTGAAGGGTTAAATTTTACCGGAGCATCGCCTGGCTTCTATAGGAACGGGACTGATGTTGTTGCCGGGACACCGTTCAATGGTGAATTTTTTGAATTCCGTATTTCAAAATGTTCATTTGTAATGAATTCGAATGTTATAGGGATAAAAGTATTCGGATCAAGGGAATCGATTATTGAGGAATGTTACTTTGAAACAGGACAAGGTATTAGCCTTGATACCTGCATTAATGTTGAAATAAATCATTGCATATGGAAAACATGCTCGGGAAATGCAATCCATGAGTTTGACAATACGCAAGGAACAAGAATAAACGGAGGTACCGCTCTTGGTTGTTCTTTCTGGCTACTATCGAATAATTGCCAAGGAACTATCCTTACTGGAGTCATATCCGATTTTAACGACAATTGCGTAGTACTTCAAGGAGCAATTGATGCGTCTATTATTAACTGTTATTTGTCGTCAAGAACTAAAACGGAGGCAGTGTCCGTAACTGGTAATATCAGTGGTACGCCTATACAGCGGCCATTCAACGTGAAGTTGATAGGAAATACTCTTGTAAATAATTACGTTGCTCTCAATCCAGGATATACCGGTCACGACACATTCGGATTTAGGGCGGAGCAATGCAATTATATTACGCTTCAAGGTAATTTCATAAAAAATTGGACTAACACAGCCGTTGTAATTGTTGGGTGTGTTAATACGTTAATTTTGAATAATACGATGTACCAGCACCCTATCGCATTAGGTACTTCGTCTATATTTGAAATATTGAGCGATTGTGTAGCTACGACTATACATAATAATACGGTGACGACCGCAACGCCGTTTTCTGGGGTTAGCACATTAGACATTTTCAATAATTTTGGTTACGCTTCAGAATTTAATGGATCTTTTGTAGCGAATAGCGGATTAACTTCATTTTCATTTAATCATGGGCTATCCAGAACTCCGCCAAATGCGGGAATTAAAATACTTCCTGTAACTCCACCCGTTTCAATTTGGTGGATATCTGCTATCAATTCAACGCAAGCAACTATTAATTTCTCTCCAGCTCTAGCATCGAATTTTACTTTCCAGTTTTCAGCGTCATTAAAAGGACTATAAATTATGCCCTTTTTGAGTTTATCCACCCACTAGAAGAAAGGAAATACCATGTTCAACGTATGCCAAGCAGGGAACGGCGATCCGCCACCAAAACCAACGGCACCGATTTACAAGAAATCAAAGAAAAAGTGATTTCGTACGTCGTTTTATTGGCGTTATCATTGATTCTAAACGCCAAGAACAAGAAAATGTTCGTTCTGTCCTTGGTGGTCGGCGCGAACATTTTCATCCCTATTCCAAATGCAAATTTCTATATGATTTGCATTTTGTTCGAGATATTGACCGCTCTGTTAGCGTACAAAATAGACGTTCCGGCATCTCGGGTAGTAATTAGAATATCGTCTTTACTGGTCGTTTTCCACGCACTAGGATATTGGTTTGACGGTCATCTTTACGCTAGTCCTTACCATATTCTAGTGAGGATTTGCGAGCACTCCAACCTTTTAGCCTGCATCATTTTCTCAAGCAAGTTCATCGATAAAAAGGACAATAATGTCATCGGTTGAATATTCAATTCTGGCTTTTATTGCTACTATACTGGTTGGTGTCATCGGTTATTTTCTAACTGATGCCCACAATCAGCTAAAAATAAAAGCCGATAAAGAGTCACTGACTAATGCAGTAGATTCTCTTCGACGAGAACAACTTGCAGCCGAGGAACGATACAGGCGCGAGGCTGACAAGATGGAAAAGCAATACGATGTCAAGTTCGCAGGAATGGTTAGGGACGTATCCGACAGGATGAACACCATTGAAAACAATCTTTCAAAGCAAATTGATTTGGTGATTCAATTGCTCAAGCGGGAAAATACATGAATTTCAATCAGGCATTCGACCGACTGATCGGCAATGAGGGCGGTCTGGTGGACAATCCTAACGATCCTGGCGGCCTGACGCAATGGGGAATTTCAAAGCGGTCATATCCGACCGTTGACATCCGAGCATTAACAAGGGATCAGGCCAAAGAAATATACTTTCGTGATTTCTGGCGTCGCGGGTCAATGGATGAATACGATCCTGCCATTGCATTCCAAGCATTCGATGCCGCCGTCAATCACGGCATAGAAACGTCCGTCAGGTTGCTACAGCGCGCCGCAGGAGTCGCGGAGGACGGCCATATCGGGCCTGTTACTGTCGCGGCAATCAAGGATAAGTCCGTCACTGACATGCTGATGCTGTTCATCGCTCACAGGATCAAATTTTGGACGAAATTATCAACATGGGACACTTTCGGGCGCGGATGGGCGAACCGTGCGGCGGATGATCTTATTTACGCCTCGGAGGATTCGTA